CCCCGCTTCACAGAGGACTAGCTTTCGCGAGTCCTACTGCTTATTTTGACCAGCTCTGCCACCCTTTTTAACGGGTGGGCCGGAAGTCTTTCTCCGGTGCATTTTGTTTCGAGCCTGCTTTAACTTATCAGACTCACTGACAATGAAGTCAGTAAATGCATACAGATGATCTGGCGAAGTGACCCAAGTTGGCGGATGGTAGGGGTGCAGATTAACTGCGTAAGATCCCTCCATGCCAACCGAGACCTCAGAAGCAATCCGGCTCTCCTTAATGTCATCAAAGTACTTGGTGACACGCCCTGGCGACATCAAGTGCCAGAGGAAGAGTGCTCGACGGCCACGATTTATACGTGTGGTCGAAGAGCTCGTGTATGACCGGTAGCTAGGTATCTGCCTATCATGGCGAGACCCTTGACTATCTTTCATCCACGATTTACGGATTATTTTCTTGGCATAGCAGGTCGGGGTGTCTATCCATATACCCGACATGCTATCGTCATTAAAGGGCACAAACAAAAGACCCTTCTGACGTGCTAGGACCGCCGAGCAGAGCCCCCAAAGGGGACTGTCCGGATACCCTAGCCCGGCTAGGCCATTAATTACATGGCACCAGCCGGCGCTGTTTTTAGGAACTGACCTAAGGTAAAACGGTGTAACCCGCCGTCCCTTAAACCAGTCCGCCCCGCAAGATTCACGGAACGGGCCGGATATAAAGGTCTTGTCTTCATTAACAGCAAAGCCAAGAAACTTCAGCAGCTTAAGTAGGGATTCAACATATGGTCTCTCGACCACGATGTCATCGCCGTAAACGGCGTGTGTTGAACTCCCCACAGCCTTACAAGCTGCCCAGAACAAGAGTGTCTCAATCGTGAAGGTAGCGCCGTTCCCCATTGAGGAGAACTTCGCATAATCCCCACTACCAAAACACCCTTCATAAGAACGTGCCCTAACACTGGCAAGAAACTTAAACCAGTCCATAGGGAACAACCACGCAACAGCGTTATACGACACACTGTCGGATGCTTGCTTCAGGTCAACGGTACAAAAGTCGCGATACGGGCGTAAGCCCGCTAAGCTACCTTGTCTCGCTAATTCCTGATTCCGCTCTTGGGAAGACAAATCAACTCCCACTTTACGCAGGCGCCGCTTTGCCCACACATCAAATGCCAATTGTAATGGCAAAGAGCCGGTAGGCTCGCACGCAATTGTGCGATGTGTTTTCCAGTTCTTGGGAACCAACGTGATGCGATTATGCTCCACATTGGTTATCCGTAGTTCAGGATACCCATACCAGGTACCCAAGGATTGCAAAAGAGGACCACAAGCCTTCGGGGCACGCACCTTTCCAGAAATCTTGAGGAAAGGCAACGCGCGCTTCCGGCTACGGTCTTCTGTAGCACCAGCCGTCACCCTGATCGAGCTAGGAAGCTCGTCCAGGAATCGTCTGTGATCACCAAGCACCCAGGCAATGGATTGCTCCATCTTGGACAACCAAGAGTCAACATCGGGGTCTAATCGACCGCGGTTGGCATAATAGAAGTCAAGGCGCTTGTTAACTACCCGACAGTGCTGCTCTGCCCTAAGAAAATTATCCAGGGCTGCGGCTTTACAGTCGGCCTCAACAGTGAACAAATCGTTCTTTTTAAAGAACGCTTCTACCTGTCTGAGGGAGACGAAATCCTCACCATGAAACTCAGGTGAGACATGTGACGTGCAACTTGCCAAGCCTTTATAATCCCGCGCCCGGATCTTACCGAGCACAAGAGGCTTAAACATGTCGCTAAGTGGTGAACTGTGGACATAAGCCTCGGCCGCCCTATAAGGGAAGTCGAGCCACGGTTTATCGTGTTTTCGCTTATGTGAACTCTCAGGCCTCATCATGAGGAACCTCCTAGAGTAAAAGGTGGTTATAGCTAGCCAGCAGGATTGCCAGCTAGCTAATCATCGGACTACTCGCCGGTTAGACACCCTAGTAGTACAGGGTCACAACCGTCCATGCTCGCACCAATGCTAAATAAAAGGTGTTAAGCACGCTCAAAGTGTCATCCACAAGATTCCCAGTAAGAAAGGGAACCTTAATCATCTCACAATGCATCACTATCTGCGGTTGTTCTGCAGTAGGTATAGCATCAGGAGAGGTGGTTGGTAAATCAGACACATAAGAGCATCCGGCAAGCAACAGACACAGGAGCAGCAGCAAAGAAATCGCTGCTACTACATCTAACACAGTTGCATCACGTGCTAGCTCTGTATCCATTCTTGAGTCTCGACAACATTCGTGAACTCGTCACTTGCTACAATTTCTCGTAGCAAGGCCAGCACAGCGGTCCTTGCGGTCGCGTCGCCAGCATTGATTGGTTCCCGAATAAACACACCTCCCACAGTACGTGAGGCAAGCAGGGCCCCGTCAGCATCTAATGTCGCGAAAGCGATGTCAATGTTTGACTGGGAACTTCCTGAATTGCCTACCGCTACACGCCTTTTCTGGATAACCAGTTGGGGCGCAGACACGGTGTGACTTGGGGCCGTGTAAGTCCGCGTATTACCGTTATTACTATCGGTAAATTGCGTAAGGACAGTTGTCATAGCTGCCATAGTGTATTACTCCTTAGAGTAAGTTAGATTAAACCAGTTAGTGGCGGGATGCCACACGCTGGATACGTTGTGAGAAAATACCGATGACGTCCCAGAACTTTTGGACGTCAAAGTTGGTATCTCCCACCCATGAGGGCTTGAAACTAAGGTTTGCAGGATTGCGAATCTTAAGTGTGCCTGTAGAACTAAAGGTTACACTCAAGTCCGCTGCGGTAGTATCACCAATCTTGACTAAGTTGTCCGTGCCAACGTAAGATCTGTTGACCGTGACAGCAAAGCCAATCGATGCAGTGTCTTCCTTGGCTAACGCCGCGGTTGACAAAGCACGTAGGACCGTACCTAGATTTAGAAACCAATCTAGTATAAAACTGTACGGAACTATTTCATAGGCTGTAACCAAAGGATTTACAAAAACCTTCGGGTAGTTCATCCACGCCTTAGCGGCGTAGTGACCACGACAGCCTATGGTGACCTCATCACGGAAGACGAAGTCACACGAGTATGCGCCGTAAACGACGCTACGATTGATGTTACTAACGGAAGTACTAAAATCCGCACCAGAACGACCGGTGAAGACTCGGTACTTGACGGTGATATCATTCACCGCATGGTTGACGTCCTGTAAATCAAAAAAGAACGTCCGCCATCCGTAACGGTACTCAAGCCAGTATTGATAGGCCTCTTGGAAAGTAATACCTCGAGACCTCTGGAATGACCGTACCGTCTGGTAGAATTTGTTCCACAGGTTAAAAACCTGATCTACCAGTTTCCGCAGCTCGGCGAGAAAAGTGCCGAGGTCAAAGCCGCGCCAAGCTTGGGCGGCTGCGTTTTGGATATACTGTTGAGGATCATATGGGAATAATCCCAAATACTCGTTGAGGTCATTGATGGTCACCACAGAACTGAGTGGCACCCGAACAATGTCCAACACCGAAGTATAGCCAGAGCACCCAGAATGGGTGATGGTTTCTGATCCACTTAAGGTAGCCTCACAGTCATATCGACTGTAAGTCATAAAGGGAAGAAGATCCCCCCTATGCTGCCTTGCGTGAAAATCCCTGAGTTTGCGGGCATAGTAACGGCCATCCACAAAATGTTTCCATATCTGTGGGTGACTATTCTTGTATCCGTTAAAACAGGAATTCGACGGACCACTAAAAGTACCAGTGGACATCTCCGTCGGCTCTGAATAAGAGCGATCAACAGTGAATAAATTTTCCATAACGCTACTCCTGCATGCATGTCCTCAAAGAGGGAAAGTATGTATGATACCACACTCACATGCGTTAAACCGACTATTGCCCGC